AATGTCTGTAATAGTAGAATGGGGGTGGAGCGTATCTAGCGAGGGTGCTGCTGTGAGCCCGTTAAACGGATTTACAGTTGCTCCTACACCTAATAAAAACTTTATGCCTGATATAATGGAAAAAGTATATCAATATCGTCAGCAGTACAAAGGTAGTTATGATGGGTTGGTAGGTTTGGTAACTAACTTTAATTATTCTGTAAATGATCAATTGGGATTTGACTGTTCATTTGAATTAACTTCTCCAGGTGAGATGTGGTTAGAAAGTAATTCTACTACCGTATCTAGAAATTGTAAAACGAATGCCAATGATAAACAAAAGAAACAATCTAATTTACAGAAGCAGTTTCATAAAATCTATAAAGAAACAGGACCGGATGATGCACTCAGGAATGCATATAACACTAAATACGACGGATTACCCGTAATAACAAAACAAGTTTGGGAAATAGAAACCCGTGAGTATGATAAACAATTGCGAACTTCCTTCGAAGAATTTTATGAAGGTAAGCTAGACTCTATAAATCCAGCTCGGGAATCTAATGAAATTTACATTTCCTGGACGCATTTTGTTGAAATATTAAATAGAGAAATTAATTTATATTATTATCCGAAATCCAGAGAGGTTAAAGCGGATCCGGATTTAACATATTCAAATCCTAAATTGGGAAATAGTTTAATACCGATAACTATTTTACCTAAAATGATGTCTTTAGATCCTAGAATTTGTACTTTCGATCCCATAGGTATTGATCCAAAAGCTGGTAAAGAAAGAGCAGAAGATGTTGCATATGAAGCAAACGAAACTCCACCTGAAAAATTAGAAAATGCTAATTTATTTATTAAGTTTATCGATAAGGCCGGTGAACTAGGAAAAGACATATTGACGGGGTTGAATAATTATGTTGTAGCTACAACAACGCCTGCCGAACTTAGACCTTGTTTTCCTATAATTCCTAAATTAGATAATTTAGATGCCACTAAAAAACAAATTATAAAATGCGGCGATTCTAAAGACAAAAAAAATTTAGATAAAAATAAAAATTTTACTATTGATCCATACGTAGGATTATTGAATAATGTATATTTAAATGCTGGTTATTTACGGGACTGCATCACTTCTGGAGAAGAAGTTAATATGCAAGATTTACTTTCTAAAATATTATCTGATTTAAATCTGGCGAGTGGCGGATTATGGGATTTGCAATACCATGTTGATGAATTAGATCCTACTAGATTACAAATTTATGATGCTAATTATACGTCGGCCCAATCTAGGAAAAAACAAATTCAGCCTTACGAATTTTCTATTAAAAAACTTTTATTAAGAAACGTTGTTATTGAAAGTAAATTGGTAGAAGGATTTAAAACCATGGTTTTATATCAAAACGCTGATGACGAGGGTAATGGAAATCCTGCTTACACGGGAATGAAATTATATAGTGAAGGTGTCAGAGATGGGTTCAGACCTGATTTCAATGCAAAACAAAATAATCAATGCGATGATGCTAAAGCTCCATCTACAAATTCAGAAATTGATGAACCGGTATTAGACGTAGACGCGGCCTATTATGTTTTGTTAGATGCAGTAGACGATGAATCAGTATCCAATGCTAAAAATTCTATGAAAGCGTATATCGGATATTTAAATACCTCGAGAAAGGATATATCTACCAAACTTCCTAGACAACAAAATATTTTATTACCTTTTAATTTTAGTGTTACTATTGATGGATTTAGCGGATTTATTTGGGGCAATGCTATTAATTTAGATTATTTGCCGGAAAGATATAAGGGTAAGATTTATTATCAAGTTACTAAAGTTAAACATTCTATATCTGCTACCGATTGGACTACTAATATAGAAACCGTGATGCGTCTTATAAATACGGAAGAAGCTACCAATACATATGAAAAGCCTGCGTATTCACCTACACAAATTAAAAAAGAAACTTTAGATGCTGCTAATCAACAGTTCGCTGCTCCGGAAAGTACCGGTGGTAATGTACAACAAACTAAAAATTTATATCAAAAGAATCCAGATCTTCAAGTAGTAAAAGAGACGCCGGAACAAGAAGCAGCTAAAAATAAAGCAGTTCAAGAGTTCTTTAAGAAAAAATAAATAAAGATGAAACCTAATAATATATTAAGTACTACACAAGTTGCCCGTTATACTAAAGGTAAAGAATATGTACTAGGTTTAGATGAATATGTAGGTGAATATCATTTTAGAGGAAATGAAGTTTGGTCCGAGTTTGAACCTTCACTTACATCTAAGAAATTAGATATATATTCTCCCTATCTAGAAGTTAGAAGATACAATTTAATCAAACCTGAAAATAAAAAACTTAGAGATTATGTTGAACCGTATCATATGATACCTGTACCTACTAAAAGTAATTATGATATTGGTAATATAACTAGGTATTTTGTTAAAAATAGATATTCAGATTTTAATTCTATAATTGAAATTGATACTAACCAAGTTAAAAATTATGGAAACCCAGGAGGTATTGACAATGTTAAATATCAATTAGAATCTTTATTATGGTATATTTCATTAAACGAAAGAACGGTAGATAGAATTTCCTTGTTAAATTCAACTAACGTCGTTATTTTAAATAAAAAGATGTCCGGGTTAACAGATTACATTTTTAATTTATTTGAGTTTTCCCAATTGGGGATTTGATAGTTTCAATTGGTTTTTATAAACTTAAATTGCTAGCAAAAAATAATATGGTTATTGTTGATTCCGAAAAGGAATTAAATCACGTATGTAATTTATTACAAACCAAAACTGTCATGGTTGTACCTATTTATTCAAATAATTATGTACATACTAGATTACAGTCTATAAGTTTGTTTTGGGTACATGGCATTGAGGATAAATCTGATTACGTGGTACTTCTGAACCATTCAGAAGTATTATTCAAAGTGGATTCAGCTATAATAAGAAATATATTTTATAATAGTAATTATAAATATTTTATAGATTATAAAGATTTATTATTTAGATTTAATATAGTAAATGGTTTTGACATTGAATTACTACAATATTTGGATAACGGAAATAAACTAACATTGCCTACATTTAAATGTTTAGAACAATTTAGAAATGTATATCCTAGGTATCCTAAATTAAATGAATTAATACCCGTAGCAAAATGGATTGAGTACTTTGAATTGATCAAACCCACTTTATTAAATTTAATACATACGCATAACCCCCTAGATAGAGCTTATAAGTATTACAATACTACCATTATACCTAGTGTTTCTAAAATAGAAAGTAACGGTCTCAAGGTATCTGTGGATAAGATAAGTAAAAATATAATGAAATCGGTTAATGTGGATCAAATTAATGAACTAATATACTCACAATACAATATAACTACTACTACGGGACGACCTTCTAATAGATACAACACTATCAATTTTGCTGCTTTAAATAAAGATAACGGAGTACGTGAAATGTTTATAAGTAGATTTGATCCAGGCGCACTAATTGAATTTGATTTTGATTCATACCATTTACGGATTATAGGTAATCTAATTAATTATAAACTACCCAAAGAATCTATGCACGAATATTTGGGTAGATATTATTTTAATAAAGATGAATTAACCGAAGCCGAGTATGAAGAATCTAAACAAATAAGTTTTAGGCAACTATATGGTGGCGTGTTGCCTGAATATAAACATATTAAGTTTTTTAGTGAAACTGAAAAAATAATTGAACATTACTGGCATAATTGGAAAACCTTAGGTTATATTGAATCGCCCGTATCCGGCAGACGATTGTATAGAAAAAATTATCCAGCTTTAAATGCACAAAAATTATTTAATTATTTAATACAGTTATTGGAAACCGAAATTAATATGGATAAAATTTCTACCATTAATGAGTTTTTATCTAAGTATAATACCAAATTAATATTATATACGTATGATAGTGTATTATTTGATTTTGATTTTAAGGATGGTAAAAAATGTATACGTGGTATAGAAAAAATATTAAAAGAAAATAATTTTACAATTCGTAAATATATAGGATCTAATTATCATGATTTAAAAGAAATTATTGAATAATG